ATGCAAATCAGTAAAATTATAAAATGGTTGCCCGTTGTTTTATCTGTTTTGGGCGCACTTGGTTACAGCTCACGCGATACCGAGTTGATTCGTACAGGGGTAAGCGTTGCCGCAACATTGGCACAAGGCGACAATATCGGTTTGGAAAAGGTCAATGAATGGCTGGGTGAAAATGTCGTCAAAGCCACATCTGACACCAAAACCGAAGCTGAACCTAAGCAAGAACAGAAACAAAAACAAAAGTCATCGCGACAAACTTACACATACAACGGAAAAATCATCAAAATCCATGATGGCGATACCATGCACATTATCGATAACGACGGCAGGAAACACAAAATCCGCATGGCCTATATCGATGCGCCGGAAATCAACCAGGCTTATGGTACGCAATCACGAGACAATCTGATTGATGCAGCATTGAATAAAAAAGCCAAAGTCCGCGTGTTTGAAGCCGACCGCTACCAGCGCGAAGTTGCCCAAGTATCAGTCGGCACGATTGATTTGAATTTAATGCAGATACGGGATGGTGCCGCATGGCATTATGAAAGTTATGCCAAAAAACAACAAAGTAAAACCGCTTACACTGACTATTCGGCCGCACAAAAACAAGCCAAGGAAAAACGTAAAGGCTTATGGAAAAAAGATAATCCGCAAGCACCTTGGCAATTTCGCCATCAAAATCACGAGCAGCAGAACGGTAATAAAAAGCAGTCTGATAAACAATGGTTTGGGATTTGGTAGGCTTTAAGAAAGAGGCCGTCTGAAAACTTTCGGATGGCCTTTAATCATTAAGGTTTAGTATAAGATAAGAATGAGTGGCAGGTTTCTGATTAGAGGGTAATAGAAATAAAAGTGTGGTGTAATATTTTTAAGAAGGTAGATATGAAAAAAGACACCGTTAGCTGGTGTCTTTAGTATCTGGCAGAGAGGAAGGGATTAGGTTATTTATATAACCTATTAATATAAAATAGATTATTTAATTATATTTCTGAAATAACAAATAGAATAACAAATAAACTTTTTAGAAAAAGGCCTTCTGAAATTCAATTCAGACGGCCTTTTCATTGCTTTTTCCGCTTCTTTTCTGCTTGCCAAATTGCCAAGCGGCGGCGGTGTTGATTGTTGTTTCTTCTCACTATTTACTTTACCTCTAGTCCTAGATATTCATCACGCAAACGGATTACCTCATCGCGTTTAAACAGATTATCCCGACCAACTAGGCGCGGCTTTGGAATCAAACCGGCGCGGCGGCGGTGCCATATGGTTGTTGTTGACGGTGGCTTCTTGCCCGGCAACGTCCATAACTCTTTTACTTGTTCCAATGTAATAAACTCATTCATTTTGTCATCCTCAATCAAAGCGGCGATTGAATCGCTCAGTATTAGTACGGGCGGCTTTCGCTTTTGCGAGTGCGCTTTCTACTGTGTCATAGGTTGGCGGCGTATATCGGCGCGGCTTATGCGCGACCTTATCCGCCGACAAGTCAAATTTCGGTTCAGAAGGTGTCAGGCCACTTGTCAATGGCTGGCTGGCACGGTCAAGCAGCGTGATGTATTCACGATATAGTCGCAGGCGTTCGGATGCGCGCTCAGATTGCTTGGCAGCAACCTCCTGCTTGGCAATCACGCGCTGCATGAACTCACGGCTCATTGGCGGCTGCTTAGCTGCCTCCCATGCCTTCACATCATCGGCGTATTCGGCGCGCAGGCTGTCTGAAATTCTCCAATTGCCAATTTGAGTTGCGGAAATTCCTTTTTTCCACATCATCCATTCTTTAATTTCAGCCTCCTCAATATTCGGCTTAGTTGGACTTCCCCAAAAAATCGCCGTTTCCGGCTCATTTTTAATTTCCGTACAGTTATTGACACGAGTCCAAGCGGCGGCTGAGCCGCCGATTTTCTTAACCTCCCAAGTGTGCACACGACTGATCTGTACCTCACCCGTATCTTTCTCATACACACCCATTGTAAAAGGAGCAGGCACTTCTCCGTATTCGTTGACCACGCCCTCAGCGGCTTCTTCCTTATATAGACCCAAAGGAATATCCTCACGTTTGACCACTTCGCCGCCCAACAGACGGACAAATTCAGCCCAGTCGCCACGGTCGGCAGCACGCTGAGCCAACATCAAAACACTGTCATCATCGGTCGGCACAATACGGCGCAACTCTCGCCAAATCGTTACCGGCACACCGCCAATCTGCTGAAACTGGCGTGTACCGTGAATAGAAGCCCACGCATCTACACGCTCAGCAGTCGTTGCCATATCCAGCAGCTCTTCAGACTCAAAGTCAACGCCCAAGCTCTCACCGGCGTTGTTTTTACCATCAATATTTTTCGCAATATATTTAGCGATATAGCCAGCCGCACTACCACGCGCCCAGTTGATGCTTTCAAAATCAACACGCGCCGCCGCCTTGCTTTGTCGCCAAAATTTAAAATACTTACGTGACCAAAAATCAGCCTCCGTTTTCAAACCGGCCTGAATTGCTGCGAGCGATGGCGCACTGCCATTCTTCTCCAACAGATGCTCGCGAATACGGCGCGCCTCAGCCGCCGCCTCTTTTTTACTGCCAAAGTAGCGCAAGCCCAGCTCTTCACGGTCTTCACGACAGCCATGTTTCGCGACCACGCGGCGAAAATCATCACGATGCTTAGCCTCCATAAACAAAAGGCCGTGCCAATGAGGCGTACCATCATGATGAGGCTCAGCCACCCTAAAACCATAAACCTTAATATCCATACGTCCCAATTCAGCGCGAATACGCGCCCATACCTTATTTAAATATTTGACCGCCTCGCGTGGCGTATCCCCATTGAACTTCTCATTACGCTTACCAAAGTGATGGAATGCGTGAAACTTAGAAGGGCAGGTCAGCGTAAAAAACTCGCCCACATGGCCTTTAAGTTTGGCAATCTCCTCAAAGCCGCGAATACGCACCATCAGCTCAGCACGACGGATGGCAGGATTAGACACCCCCAACGCGCTCAGCTCATCGAGCGTAAACTCTTGACCCAATTCATTCACAGCAACCATATGCGCCAACAGACCGGCATTGCGTGCCTTTTGAGACTTACGGCGGCGTAAGCCATCATTACTCACATACAGACCCGTTTTGCGCGAAACGCCGCCAACCTCACGCATTAAATTTTCAGTCTTGCGCGCAATAGAACAGCGAAGCTGGGCGCGCCAAAACTTCTCATGTTTCAGACGGCCTAAAATGCCTTCAGGCTCCTTACCGTCAAACACACTCAGATCCAGCCCATAGTCGTTTACAGCCTTTTTCAACAAACCCGGCAGGCCGTAGCCAATGCGCTCATACTGCATAAACGACTTAACCGCAGCATCAGCCAAGCCGCAGATTTCTTCGTCTGTCGCATCAAGACCAATTCCGCGCAGCGCATCGGGCAACTGAACAACCTTACCCAACCATCTATCGGCACGGATAAAAGCATTGAACATCTCACTGCCCGAACGCACTTGGCGCGCCCATTCAGCAAGCATAAGCGGACGAATTGCCGACGGCAAGACCGACAGCAACTCATCACGCTCAACCTTATTCAACAAACCAACGCCCATTTATCCCACCTGTTTTACTTAAGGCCGTCTGAACCATTCAGACAGCCGCCCAACATCACAACTCAAAGTCACTATCAAACGCCTTCGCCATTTCCCGATAAAGCAGCCATACCCAAATCACCGCGAATACAGCCATCACACCGATAAAAGCAAAAACACACAACAACCACCAAATCAAAACAGCCCACATCATTTCTTACGCTCCACCATCCAAAACCGAACACCCATCACATCATCTTCTTCCACAAGCCGCGTTACATACCCAACATTTTCAACCTTATTGAATTTGCACCACCGCTTAAAAGCCCCAGTTAACTGATCACGCGTTCGCTTTTGCGATGCCGGCGAATTCACCGCCACAAAGAAACTGTCTCCGAATTTCATCTCATCAAACGGATAAACACATTTCCCCTGACTTACCGGCCCAATCGGAATACCACTCTCAACAACAAACCTACTCATGCTCCACCTCCGCATCACCCAATGTATAATCAATCCCAGTTTCCGCCCAACGATACGCCTCAGCCTCCTGCAAACGCGCCGCAACATCCTGCGGAAACACCTTAACTTCTTCCTGACGGCCTGCAGCGACCCAATATCCTATCGCCAACACAATCAGCACCATCAAACCAATCACAACTTCAAGCCGCTTTCCCCGTTTGCCCATTACCATTTTTAAACTCCATTTTGTTTTTAAAATCATCAGCGACAGGATTTACACCCAACCGCCTTGCCGCATATTTCGCACGGCCCAACTTATCGTCCAACTCAACCAAATAACTGCTCAACTCCGACAGCCTTAACGCATCCTGCTTCAAACTAAACACCACATTCTGCTGATTGATTAAATCGCCCAAACGCTTGATTTCCCTTGCCAGCTTTTGAATATCCTCAACTGCCTGTGCCTGACTCGGACTCAACAACCAATCCCTCAAATCATCCTCAGACGGCCCAGTCATGACCGGCGGCACACCTTGACGACCCAACAGCGCATCACGCTCAAGCGCAGCCATAACAGGCGCATTTTTCGACTTAGCGCGCGCAATCGTCTTACCCAAAACCATCATCCGGCGCGCATGGTCTTTGTCTTTCCAAACCCTGACCGCCTGCGGCGAAACACGCCAACTTGCCGCCTCCGCCACCTCAAGCGGCAGAATTTTTTTCCTGTCTATCACTTTTGGTTTAACCAACATCACAATCCCCTTTCAGACGGCCTAACAGTCAATCAACAGCGGCTGCATATTGCCTTCCATTTCCTCAATTTCCGCCGCATCCAAAGGCGGCGGCGCATTACCATAAAGCGGAGAGGGCGGCGAAATCGTCCTGATAATTTCCGTAGCCGCCACGCCAGTCCAACCGCACGCAGCATTCAGGCACTGCACCTGAGAATTACGCAGATTGCTTGTTACCTGCTTACTGGATGCCACCTTGCAGCGGCTGCCACAACACGGACACAAAATCTGAATCCGCATATTTCCAAAATTACTTTCCGACCGGCTGATAGAACGATGCTTACTCATACCCGCCCACCTTAATTTTTTCAGCCACATCCTCAACCGCCGCCTCATACGCATTCATGAAGAAATCCGCATATTCAGCCGCTGCAAACGCGATAAATTCAGGCACAGGCATACGCTTCACACGAGCCGCCTCTTCAATCAGGCCGTAATCCTCAGCAATGCGTACCAACTTCCACACTTCCTCCTGCTCATCGACCTCATCAAAAAAGCCGCTAGGCTGAGCCTGACCGGCCTCAAAAATCGCCTTCAACTGAGCCTGCTGGACTTCCGATAAATTGATTACACAAACGCTTTTCATAAGACTTTCCTTTAGTATTGGTTGGTTTAAATTTTCCCCGTTATAATTTGATTTGCATTAATCACTTAACGAAAGGAAAAATATGGAAGAGGTTAAACAAACTATTCGGCTACCCGTTGATTCGCCGCTGAATGTCCGTTATGACGAGGAGTCAAAAACAATATCTTTAACCTGCTATCAATTTGTTGCGGGCGGTGGCGGCTTGGCGATGGAGATTCAACTTTCCCAGCATGCAACACAACAAATGCTTCGGGCTTTCGAGTATCTGCAAAGTAATTTCGGTGTAAGGTCAGAAGCAGCCGATATGCCGCCCAATCTGCAATAGCCGTTTTCCATTTTTTCAACCGTCCGCCTTGTGCGGGCGGTTTTTTCATTGCTTTCATTTTTCTGTTCCTTGTATTTCATCCGCGTTTTCCTTAAGATTGAATGTTGATCAACAAACTTAAGGGAAAACATGGAAACTTCATTGGTTCAAAATTGCGAAGTCCCCGAATGGGATGCTGAAGTGTTGAAGGTTATCGGCTGGTATCAGCGCGGGTTTGGCGGCGGCGGTCTCGATGCATGGGCAGGTATTCTTTACAATGGGCAGGTTTACCGCCGTATCCGATGTACAGGTATGCGCGAGTTTTTCGGTCTTCCGAACGACCTTCAGGATTTGGGATTCGTCGAATTGCTCGGTGAAAACGAGATCCGCGACGGCTACAAGTTTCTGTTTGAGGAAGGTGCGGAAGGCATTGGGAAAATTCCCGAAGTTCCTGAAGAAGAGTGGTAAGCTCCATGCCTTCTTTGGTTGCGCACGCAACATATTTCACGATATAGCCTAGCTCTTTCACACTGACGGCGACGACTTCGCCGTCTTTTTTCATTTCTTTCATTTTTCTGCTCCTTGGTTGGGTTTAATGCCCTCCGAAATTTGGCGGGCGGTAACTTGTCCTTCGGTCAGGTCTTCGATTTTGACTGCGTGGACGACGCTCAAGCCGCCGCCTTCCCGCCATTTTTGCACTGCGACACTGCTCACGCCGACGGCTTTGCCTAAGCGGTTTTTGTTGCCGATGATAGAAATTGCGGTTTCGATTGCTAGATTCATGGGAACTTTCCTTTTTAATTTTTGACAATTATAGAAACTTATCTTTCGATATGCAACTATCTTCGCAATTTTTATTTTGTTGTTCTGTTGAAACTTAAGTTTTATCATTGAATATAAAAGTTATTTTCTGGGAGTGAACATGGAAACCTTGGGCAGCAGAATCAAAACGGTGATGGAAACTAAAGGAATGAACGCCAATTCTTTGGCAATGGCAGTCGGGGTGTCTCGCCCTGCTATTGCGAAAATCCTCGAAGGGCAGGTTCGGCACCCAAAATATCTTTTTGAAATTGCTGATGCACTAAATGTGTCGGTTGAATGGCTAAAGACAGGCGAAGGGTCGTCTGAAAACCTTTCAGACGACCCTTCAGACGACCATATCCGTTTCGAGCGGCTGGACGTGGTTGCCGCGCTTGGAGACGGCTACATCAACAACGAAGCAGTGGAGGTGGTTGATTTCGTCCATGTCGATAAAGCATGGGCGCGCGAAAAACTCGGCGGCAACCTCTCCCGCATCCAAGTTATCACCGCGCGTGGCGATTCCATGCAAGGTACCATCGAGGACGGCGACGTGTTGTTTGTCGATACCTCCGTCCACTCATTCGAAGGAGAGGGCATTTATCTCCTATCCTTCGCAGACGGCCTAAAAGCCAAACGCCTGCAAGCCTCCGTCAGCGGCGGCCTGCTCGTCATCAGCGACAACCCGTTATACAGAACGGAAACCATCGAAGGTGATGGACTGGAAAAGTTAACCATCTGCGGAAAAGTGCGCGGCGCATGGCATTTGTCGGGATTTTGATTTGAATTTTGAGAAGCGGCTCAGCACACAGTAAGCTTTAGAATGTGCGGCCGCTTGATTTTGGAATATTTAGTTTTATCAACCAATCTTAGAGAAAACGAAGGGAAACTCACATGATGTTTATTATTGGAATTTTGCTGTTTTTGCTTGGCCTAGCGATGGCGGTGGCCGGATTTATCGGGATTTTTGTGCCGAAGCTCTTGAAAGACAGAAAAACCGGCGAGATTCATACGCGCGGATTTTGGGCGAAGTCGCTGGCGTTGGGTCTTGCCATGTTTGTCGGCGGCTCGCTGTTGATGGGCGATGACGACGAGGCGAAGCAGACGGCGGCGGATACCAAAGCGGAAACGCTGCAAGCCGATGACAGCGCTTCTAAGCCTACCAGCGAGAAAGGTTATGATTTGACCATTAACACGCCGAAAAAAGAGCTGCCCATCAGCTTTGAAGAGCTGCGCAAACGGATCAACAGCCAGATGGCGCGTTTTGATTACCCGAAAACCAAGCCTATCCCGAAAAACGCCCAGCCAACCGGAGAGAAAGACTCGGTTAATCTTGTTTATCAGCATACCGCCTCCGAAGGCCTAAGCATGATTATCTCGGCCAGCCCTGAAAACAAAAAACCGCGCGGAATACTCATTCTTGCCGCGCCAACCAGCGAAGGTAACGGCGCCGAATTGCTGGGCTTGTTTGGGGAATCCATCGCCATCTTGACTGCACCTATTGCCGACGACGTGGCAAAAAGTAAGGAGTTGTCCGCCAAACTTTTAAAAATGAGCGTTAAACTGGCGGAGGATTTCAACAAGAATCCGGAGGAACAGGTCAAAGATTCCTACACTGAAGACGGTATCACTTACAGCATTGCTATCACGCCCGGCCTGCCTGTTATGTTTAGTTTGTTGCTGGAAGAATAATAAACATGATAGTCGGACTTTTCGAATTGACCGTATAGACGGCGGCGTTGTCAAAACACGCACCGGCGAAGTGTTTTATTTATAAGAATTTGCTACCGTTTGATTTTTTGGATACTTAGAGGATCTTGTTTTTAAAGGGATATAGTGAGAGATGAAAAGGCTAAATGAGAAAAGGCGGCTATACCTGATGCGCTGTTCGCGCTATCAGCTTAAGAAGCTGCGGAATATTGTCAAAAAACAGAAACGGTTTATCGACTGGTTTAGCCTGCCTGTTCCTGAACAAGTTGGATTACACCCCAACTATGTCAAATTACTGACCAGTTTTGTTGAGCGGTTGTATGAAAAGGTTGAAAATGGATGCTCACGTATTCGTCTTGATTTCTCAAAAACGGAAAAGATGTATTCTGACGGCACGCTCTATCTGACAGCCTGTCTAAATGACTTAGTAGAACGTTTCCCAAATTGCCACTTCTCTATGGTAACACCATCTGAAACGAGGGTGGAGCAGGTGCTTTATCAGGTTGGTATTGCTAAACTTTTGGGAAGAATGAAAAGCTTTGATTCTTCCGCTTTTCATCATTCTGTGCGCCATTGGCATGTGGCACACGGCTATGATGTCAATCTTGAGAATGCGGAAAATATTTTTGATTCCTTTCAGGGCAGATTGACACCTGAACTTAGTCGGTCGATTTATGCCGGTGTGTCTGAAGCCATGACAAATTGTATGCATCATGCTTATGAGGGAGAGAATCTGCCTGATGCTTGCCGTAAGTGGTGGATGTTTTCGCGCGAAGATGCGACAAGCGGGCGATTACAGGTTGTTTTCTGCGACTTGGGCATTGGTATTCCAAAATCCCTATTCCGTGAGTCTGAGAAGGTCAAGGATGATTGGCTTGATAACTTGAAAAAATGGATTGCTAGTCATATTGCTTCAGGAAAAGCGGATGATGATGCTCTGAAAATCAGGGCAGCCATCGAAATTGGACGGACACGGACGAAACTGCAACATCGAGGCAAGGGCTTGAAACAGATGGTTTCAACCCTTGACCAAATCGGCGATGGTGACGCGACGGTTGAAATTATCAGCGGCAACGGCATGTACAGGCATCGTTCACGAAATAAGAAAGTTGTTGAAAAGGGTTTGCCTTTATCAGACAATAGAAAAACTGCTATACGCGGCACATTGATACATTGGTCTGTTCCGCTTCCGAAACGTGAGACTGAATAATGAAAGAACCTATAATGACTATCCGTATTGCTTCTGATTTTTCCCGCTTCCCCGCTGGGCGATATCTTTCTGACGGCCCCTATTCAGGTCAGGGGTTCTTAGAAAAAAAGTTGATTCCTGCGCTACAAAAAGATGGAAAAGTTAAAATTGATTTGGATGGAACAATGGGCTACGGCTCCTCTTTTCTAGAGGAGGCTTTTGGGGGCTTGGTGCGTCTGAAGCAGTGGCCGCTACCTGTGCTGCTGAATAAAATTGAGTTTGTATCAGACGAGGAACCTGATTTGGTCGATGAAATTCGCGGCTATATGAGGGACGCGGCAAATGAATAACCAGCCACATTGGTTTTATTTCTATATCATGCCTTTAATGCCGACCGTGCTTACCATAGCCGGTTGGTTTTTTATTGTTCGGCGCGAAAAAAGTAAACGCCGCCTTGAGAGAAAAGACAGGCGTATTGATGCGGCTTTGACTTTGTTGGAAAAAATTGAGGTTGATGCGCTGCGTTATTATGCTGTCGATGATGCGGACAATGTACTGGCAAATGCCATTAAGCATAATTTGAAGTGGCTGGCGAAATTGTGTGCGCGGATTAATGGCAATTTGAAGGTTACGGAATTGCGAACAGTAACGACTGGCGGTGATTTTCAGTCAAAAAAACGGATGTTGCTGAAGCCTGACCATGAGAAATTTATCCAAATCCGTGAGGCTGTATTCAGACTTAGGGATGAACTGGAAGGATGTCATGATGATTAAATAAAAGCCGTCTAAAAATAGACGGCTTTTTTGCTAATATTTTATTTTGAGCATGGCTTCATAATTGGCTATTTCGCGCTCAGCATGATCAAATGCTTCCATATCGGCAGCTTCGCTTGCTTTACGGCTTTTTGCCTTCCAATATTCTATTTGCTTCTTTATCCATTCGTATGGATTGTGAGTATTAGCTCCCATTTTTTATTATCTCCGTTGTCTCCCCGGTGGTCGGGAATGTGGTGGCGGTTACTTCGCCGTCATAGAGCGTGATGTCGAAATCTATCAGGCTCTCAAGTCTTATTTTGCTGATTAATCCGCCGCTGTCAAGCGTATGGGATACTTCAACGCCTACCCACGACTCTGCATCTATCTCGGATTTAAAGCCTGAAAGCGTTACAGGACTTTCAGGGGCAATATCCGGACGACCGACGGCCATTGTCATTTCAAACTCCATTGCACCACGTTTTAACTTGCGATAGGCGGCGCGCGCGCCATTGGCGGCAGTGGCGGCGGATTGGTATGTATGGCGCAGGGTTTTGATTTTATGAGACGATGTATCTATTTTTTTCGTCTCTACGACATTTTTTGTTGTTGTCTTGTAGGTTTTGCCGTCTTTGCGCTTGGTCTTGTATTTCTTTGTCGTGGTAACGGTTTTTTTAATTGGGTCGTAATTTCCCTCCGCGATGACAACCTCTTGCTTCTTGCCTGTCTTTTTATCGATATAGTAGGCGCGCACGGCGTTGTAGCTTTCTGTCGATGAGTAGCGGAAATTGAAGCTGTCGCCGTCATTACGGGTCAGGGCAATGGTCGGCAGCTTATCGCCGCTGGCATTAGTCGCTTCGCCCGCGCTGACGAAGAGCAGGCGGCCGCCTTTTACTGTGGCAACGGCATCATACCGCTGGGCAAGTCGGGCTATAAACGCTGCATCGGATTCGTTGCTTTGGTCGATATGGTCTATCATCTCCTTTTCATAGGCTTTACCGATAATCGGCTCATATCCGTGCCTTTGGGCTATTTCCCCGATGATGTCTTTCAACTGCTGCTTATGCCAGCTTTTCTCAACGGATTCTGCGAATTTGTCGGATATATCGGCGGATTGGGCAGTGATACTGATGGTATCAGGTGCGCCGCTCCATGATACTTCGGTAATCTTGTATTTCCCTTTATCTACCACGCCTGTTTCCATGTAGCCGACGGCCAGTGTGATTTCGGCAGCCTTGGGCGGCAAAGACAAAAGGCCGTCTGAATCATCAAGCGTAATGGTCAATTCATCCGCCTCAAATCCGCGTTTATCCGTTAGGCTGATACTGCTGATACGGTTGACGGCATTAGTCCCAAACGGCTTGCCGTTAATCGTCAACATGGCAACCGGTGTTAGATGGTTGCCGCCCGTATCGGTCAAAGCTGAAAACACTTTGGCGGCGGCATTTTTAATTTGCTTACCCAATCCTGCAATCATTACAACCCCACCATTTGACGTACGGTTGACACGGCGGCGGTCAAAGCTGCACCATACATCCCCATCGGGGAATCCGACACTTTCTTCAGCTCCATACTAAAGCTGATGGCGCGCGCTTTGCCATCCCACATCAATTCTTTCCGACCTTCCTTAATGGATGTAATGACGTATGCGCCCAAGATATCGCCATTACCCATAATCAGGTTGTACGGCTTCCCTTCATTTGCCATCATCCGCAGCAGGGCTAATGATGTATCGCCTCCCGTAATTTCTGGGCGCAACTCTGCCGTAATACTGAGAGTCTCGTTTTCCGGACCTGTATATTGCACCGGAGACAGACCGCCTCCTACGGTATTTTGCGTAGGATGCCGCCATGAATAGCTGCGGTCATACCCCTGAAAAGGGACAGTCACCATATGGAAAACAAAAAAACCTAAAGCAGCTAAAGCCATCATTAATCCTTATCTGCGAACATTGAACGGGCGCGGCGCGCCTGATTACGGGCTACCTGCTCAATTTGCCGCGCGACTTCTTTGGCAATATCGACGGGCGAACTATTGCCGCCATTGATGTTGATGGAGATATTCATCGACATAGCACCGCCGCCTGAACGGTTGAATCCGTCAGGCACTGCGACCGCTCCAACCAAAGACGGAGCAGGGCGGCCATTTTCAGACGGCCTTGCCAGTCCACTGGCCGAACCGCGTACAAATGACTGTAAAGAACCCATCTTTCCACGCCCCCAGTTGAGCGCGGCCATACCGCCACGGCGCAAGGCATCAACAATGCGCCATCCGCCAAAACGGGATACATCGTTTTGGCTAAAGACAACCTCTCCTTTATGCACGATACCGGCTGCTTCATTACTACGGCCTGCACCTGTATAACCACCGACAGAGAATCCTCTGTTTGGCACGCCGACACTGGCAGGCGTAGCACCGCCGCCTGAAACTGCACGTCTTACCCACTCCACAGCAGACCTTGCTGCTGCTTTCAATCGGTCGAAATTGGCAATCAATCCAGCAATCGCGCCAATTGGTCCAGTAAATGCGGCAATCAATGGATTTTGGCGGAAAACATTTTTCAGCCAGTTCCAACCGGCAGTAAGTCCAGCTTTCAGTCTGTCAAAATTGGCAATCAGCCCGACAATTGCACCTATCGGCCCAGTAAAGGCCGCCAACAGCGGATTTTGGCGGAAAACGTTTTTCAGCCAATTCCACCCTGCAATCAGCGCGGCTTTCACTTTATTCCAGTTTTCCCATAACAGAATCAATGCACCAACCGCCAATGACACGAACAGTACAATCGGGTTTGCCATCATTGCGGTGCGCAAGATCATCAAGCCACTTTTGAGCATACCAAACGCGCTTAAAGCAGACGAACCAAGCGACAGAATGGCAAATTTAGCCATGACCATAGGTACCAACAGGGTAGACACAACCAAAGCCAAACCGCTCAAACCAACCAGCAGCATACTGCCCACAGCGACTACTTTCATAATACCGGCTGCAAGCTGAGGGTTTGCGGCCATCCATCGTGTTATCGCATTGAGCCAACCGCCAACTGTTGTCATCAATCCCGACAACATACCGAATAATGCCTGTCCTGCACCTGCTTCTGCGTTGAACAGCTGATTTTTGAAGACCTGCCATTTTGACGACATTGCACCCATACGGGTCTCAAACTCGCGCGCCATTGAGCCAATGGCATCTTGCGAATTTGCCAGCTCCATTTGTCGCCGCCATTCTTCGGTATTACTGATTAAGCCTGCGAACACTTTGTTATATTCGCCGCCCGCCAATCCTTTTAAAATGCCTGCCTGCTCTTCTTTAGGCATTTTTTTTACGGCTTCGACAATCTTTATTAGCGTGGCGTTTGCATCTTCAACCATACCTTTTTGCACGTCTTTTGCATCAAGCCCAATATCTTTCAAGGCCTCCCTTACCGGCTTCATATCCGGAGCGGTGGACAATCGGGTAAACAGTGCCGATACCGCGCCGGCGGCTGTTGAGTCATCAATGCCTTGAGAGAGCAGGGTAGAGCCTAATGCCGCTACGTTTTTCTCGCTGATTTTTGCCAGCCCCATTGAGCCGCTGACACGGTTCATATAGTCGATAATGGCTTTGCCGCTTGAAATCGCGTTGTCATCTAAATAGTTGATAACGTCTGCCAGCTCACGCCCTTGTTCAGCCGTCAGCTTAAAGTTGGCATTGATGCGCCCCAAGTTTTCAGCTAGACCGCCCATATCCTCTTCATCAAACGCCGTGGCGGCAGCAGCAGCGGTTTTGACATATTGAGCCAGCTCTTCGCGCGGCACATTCATGCGCCCGCCGGCCTCATACATCTCCATGATTTTAGTTGTCGCGACCGGCAAATCATTACTCAAGCCCTGAATCTCGGCTCGGATTTTGGCGATTTCCGCGTGATTTAAGCTGTTATCCGCATTCTTCAATCCTTGCACTTGGCGGATCACACCCAGCATGGCATCTTCTTCGCTCATGCCTGCGCTGACTGCTTTTGCAGTCAACCCACCCAATGCCACGCCGCCCGCCATGCCTTTTGCTGCCATCCCCTGAATACGCCCTGCCATATCACTGGCATTACTAATGGCATTTTTTCTGTTGGCTATACGCTCTGCGGCCGCCTTTTGCTTATCCATCTTGGCGGTAGCTTCTTCTGTGCGCCGATCAAGCTCATGCTGAGCGGCGGCGGCATCACGGGCTTTTATTTTATGTTCTGACAGTTTTTTATTAAGTACCTCAAGGCTTTCTGTTTGTTTTTCTTGCTTCTCATTCAGCCTTTCACGGACAGATGCCAACCGTTCCATTTCGGCAGTTTGTGCTTTACTTGCGGTGCCGTTTTTTTTGATTTCCGCGTTTAATGCACTGACCGCTTTACGGTTTTCATTCATCTCGCGCGTGGTTTCACGGATTTTTGCGTCCAATCTCACGCGGTCTTCCACCAGCTTCTGAGCACGGCTAAGAGCCTTCAACTCTTCACTGGTTTTTGTCAGCTCTTTTGACAGACCACTTGCCGATGCTTTGATGCGCCCCAATGCACCGCTGGCCTTGTCATGAGCATCCATCAGAATTTTGACAACAAGGTTTTTACTCATCCGAATCTGCCTTATTGATTAAAATTGCCCGATTCGTCCAACGGATTAAATCGGGCAAGTTCAAGTCATACCAACCAGCCACACCGCCGCCAAAAATGGCGGCACACTGGGCGATACAGTCGTCAATTGCGTTGTAATATTTTAAAGGTTGCTCATCATCATCAACGAGCAGCTCATAAATGCTTATTCGGTCGGCGACACATCTTGCGAAGTCTTCGCCTCTGATTCGGATTCCGACAGGTAGCCCAGCTCTTTCAAATCCGCCATCATCTCCGTTCGGGCTTTCGGGGCGGCTGAAAAAAAATTTAAGGCAACGTTAATCAGCTGAGTATCCGACATTTTCAGCTTGAGATAGTCCAACTTAGTCAGCTTAGGCTCGGTAATGCGACCCACCAACATACGCACTTGCTCTGTGTGCTTATGCTGTAAAAGGTCTTGCAGCAAGCCTTCCATATGGCGTGCAGTCGGTTCAATCATTTTGTATGTTTTGCCGTTACTCAGGGTAATCTCGATGGTTTCTTCATCAATAATTTTGATGTTCTGCTCAGTCATTTTATTTCCTTTAGGCCGCCTGATTTTTTCAGACGGCCTTTAATTTACAAGCCCAAATTTTTACGCATACCGGCGAAGTAATCGCGACCGTTAATGATACATTTCAGATTCATTACATCAATCTCAATAATATCTTCGCCATTTACCGATTCTTTCCAATACGTTAAGACATACTTAAACGTATGTTCCCCACCTTCGCCTGCTTTATCTTCGCTGGGTTCTACTTCCACAATGCGGCCGCGGAATTCGCCATACAGCATTTGGTGTTCTTCTTCGTCTTCTTTATGCAGGCTGCCTTGGTAGCGGACAAGATTGCCGCCAATTTTATGAGAAATAGATTTAAATAGCTCGACATCATAACCTTTAGACACCAATTCCAATTCCAGCTTCTCTACGCCATGAATAGCGGAAAGCTCAAAAGGAACACCACCCGGTGTATAGTCTTCGGTTTTGAATTTGAGAGCAGGGCGTTTAACCGTCATGGTTACGCCATGTTTATTGAGGCCGTCGGTAAAAACGTTGAAGCTTTTGAGTAAACGCGGTAACTGCATATTTTTTTAACCTTTATACGGTAGTCGGTTTCATGTTGCTGGCAAACTCGATAACCTTATCTGTCAGATTGACAATAAATTTATCGCTCACATACTGATTCAACTCAATATTTTCCAGCGGCGGTGGCACGGTAAATTCGTAGTCGAATGCGAAAATACCGCTTGATACACGAGCCGTGCTGACTTTTTGACGGTCAATGCGTACCTCGGCACCAAGCAACCAGCCTTTAGCAACATATTCGCTCAGCTTGGCATTGATACTCATCAAAATATCAATCATTAAGCTTGGATGCATTGGCTTATCCATTGCCCACAAGAAACTTGTGGCAATGGTTTCTTTAATCAGGTTTGACATACGCACGGTAGGCTCGAACGCCCAAACAGGATCTTCGGAACAAGTGCGGTTACCCCATACACGATAGCCGTTCTCACGAATCAATACGGTGACATCAGCGTTGTTGATGGTGTTTGCCTCACTGTTTTTATCCAGCAAGCCGAAAGAGCGCGGATTTGAGAGGCCGCTCACGCCTAAAATCTCAGTATTTGAGATGGATTTATGTGGGCCAATAGAATCATCTAGTCGCGCACGCGCGCCAAGAATACGGCCAATTGTTGCCGCCTTACCGGTGGCTTCATCGGCATCATTGAAACTGGTGAAGTCACCGTCAACCAACATGAGGAAACGAGAACCAAAGTTTTTGCGGTATGTTTTAACTTCTTCCAAGTCAGCCGCAGTAGCGCACGATGCGTACACAAATGCACCCAGTGCCTCAGCCACGGCGACCATCTCGGTAGTCACATCCTGTACGTCCAATTCAGGCGCGCCGATAATATTTGGGCGAAAGCCTGTAACAGCCGCAGCTTTACGCAGAGCTTTCACACCTGCAATAACGTTGGCTTTTTGAGCTTCTGCCTCGCTATTTGATGATACGCGGACAACAATTACACGCGCATCTGCTTGGTCTAAGATGCCATCGAGTACCTTGTACAACGTACCGGTCTTACCTGCCTTATCGATTACAGCGGCAACAGATGTAGTAAACACTGGCTTATCGAGAGGGAATACATTTTCATCTGCATCATCCGCAATGGCGACAATGCCAATGATATTACTGGTAACATCGGCAATAGGGCGCAAACCCTTTGTGTATTCATTGGCGGTTACGCCGTGCATACGGTTTACTTGAGACATAGGACAACCTTTTAAAATTTCATAAAATTCAACACTTTTTACCGCTTTTTCTCTGCCTTTTCATCATCATCAGAATCTAATCGTGCTTTTTAGGTATCTGCCATCTCTTCAACATAGAGATACACCGAATACTCCACATCAATTTTTTCTTTTGCCATATTCGAGCGGACAAAAACACCTCTGCTTGTTTTAGCAGATAAGTTGAGCGTCAAAAACAATACCGGCAAGCGTTTTAAATGCTCCAATTGAATATGAATCTTCGGATCTGTGTATTCCTGAGAAAAAGAGACCTCTGCCCATGTATAACCGCCATCCGCCCAAATGGCTTGAGGCAAGTGAATTTTTTCACGCTTTGGCTTTTTCAACAGAGCGCGCAGAGCCGCAACTTCTGATGCTGTTTCGCTCTGCTGGCGAACAATACCCTCCATCTCGGCTACTTTGGCGCGCAACGATTCAAGTGCAGTAGGATTCGCTGATTCCGCCGCTGCACGTTTTGCCTCTTCTAATTTGGGCAATATGGAACTTATTTGATTGTTGATTTCCTCAATTTCAGCAGATTCCTCTGCCTGATTGACGGCTTGCCGCAGTCCATCAAGCTGCTGATTCAAGGCAGCTACTTCTTTATTCGACTGCACCGACTGATTCACTGCTTCCTCAAGTTTTAGCCGTTGAACTGCCAAATCTTGAGCAACGCTAGATAATTGCCCCTGTGCACTTTCCAAGTCAGTCAATCGCTGCGCCAGCGTACCGGCTGAGGCAATTGCCGCCTGCGCCAAATCAAGTCGTTCTGATAAGGCTGCAATCTCTGCTGACTCTTCGGCAGCTTTGACTTCCTCTCTCAATGCCTCAATTTCCGCTTCCAAACGTGCAATCACATTGCGATCAAGCAGCTCTGAATTCGCGGTATGAATAACAACCGATTCCGGTGCAACTGCAATTTCGACAGTTTCATCATGCAGCAGGCCGTCTGAACCTTCGCCAGCCGATAATTTACCGATTGACGGCGTGACGTGTATTTTCCCGTGCAAATATGTTTTTACAACATCGCCAAAAGCGGCGCGAAAATCATAATCCGCTACGACCCAATCGAATGCAGCAGTCTGCACTGCAGAAAAATCAACGACAACACCGCGCTCAGTAATCGCCACAGATGGAAATATTTTGCTGCCTTCCACTGTCATTACGGTGAATAACAGATTTGCTTTTGACAAGTCCAATGGAGAGCCGCTCGAAGATAAATCCAAGCGGAATCGATGAGTATCGCCTTGATAGATATGTAGGTCTTTATTTTGCATAGCCTGAACCGTAACGATTGGCAATCATAGTCGGGGTAAATAGATGAGGATTACTGAACCCCAACGCGTGCGCACACCATTCTGAGCAGAACCATTTGTTTTTTGATTGCTGAATTTTCAACCGGCGGAAAATTGATTTCGTACACAGCACACCTTTTAGGTCGTACTTTTCGCCTTTAGTATCACGCCATAGCTTCATCGTTTTCCCATAGTTCAGATTAGGCTTTGGCAGCTCAATCAAATCCCATTTGTCAGACGGTAACTCCATACGTTTACAACGGACACCACCATCGCGGAAAGATGAGGAATAGCAGTCAAACTGTCCGTCAGGCATCTGAATAGCGATTTCGCAATGAGAATACTCGCCGCGCGTTGCCTTTCGGATCCCCCAGTCAATGAAGCGATAAATCAGGTCTTTGGGCGATTTGATTTGTTTGCGGCCTTTGTACAATGCCAAATAAACTTTGCTCATTCAGACGGCCTCCGGCAGCTTAAACTCAATTTTGATTTTGTCTAAGGCTGTTTTTGTTTTCGCCTGCTCAATCTTGCTTTGCATTGCTTGTCGCTGGCCGGTGATGGAGGCAGTCAGTTGCTCATAGGCGATAGTCTTTTTCAATGCGGCGGCTTTTAATGTATCTGCCGGTACGCCTCGACTGGCGGCAATTTGGTCTAAAATCGGCGTTTGTGCCGATTTATTGGCAGCCCATGCTTTGGCCTCCGTTGCCTGCATGACCCATGTTTGCACTTCAAATTCGGGGATTTTGTCGATACCGGCGGCGCTGTCGATAAACGCTTGCGCCGCAACATTTAAGCTGATGATTTTGTCGGCTTTGGCTTCGTTCAAAATCTCTGCTTCACGGTTTGGCGGCAAAACCCAGCCGCCGTCTTTAATAATGTGGTATTCCGATGGCGGTGGCTCGTTTGCCGATAATACGGCACGCCCGTCTGAATAGAGGTATTCGCCAATATCATCTCCAGCTTCTAAATAAAAGTATCCTTCGGGTAAAATCGGCGGCTTTACCGCCATTTTTTCGGCATAGTGTCCGCGATAATTAAAAATATAAAACATGATTTCTCTCTTTATTTGTTATTTGCTGTTTGGCATGTGCCATTCTGTATATCCGTATGTGTACGGAGTATCCTTATGCGGCCGGATGCTGATATATGTGCCGCTCCACCACGGGACGACTGCACCACCAAATCCGCAGGCAATTGCACGAATTGGCCGGTAATCCTGATTGCGGAAACGCTTCGGTAATTCCTCTGTTGTAATGATTGTTTCGGTGTTTTCTTTAAATGAATAGACCGTATCAAGTCTTAATTCCACATCACCGCCGCGTTGACGGTAGGCGATAGCGGCACCTCCTTGCCCTTTACTGCCAGCTTTAACGCCATCGATTACGGGCAGTGGAACCCATCCGGTATCGTATGGCTCGACAATATCGGCAATAATTTCGATAGCGGATGGTATGGCGCGACCTTCCTGAAAGCTCCCGTCCGATGAAGGACAGGCATAAGCAGCCTCATACCAAACCTGCGATGATCCACCTGCATCCAAGGCAATTGCAATAACACATTTCTCATCTACCATAATTTGAGCAGACTCTTGCAGGGTCGCACCATAAGAGCCACTAATGCCTTCAAGATTCAGAAATACAAGGCTGCGGTCGGCTCGCTGACCGATTGCTGCACGAGCACTTAAATAAGTGTCTGTATTTGGAACAACACGCCCATCCTCTACAAGCACGGGGCCACGGGCAAAACTGGCAGTCCACTCTGCACCTTCTTCAACCCATTTTGCTGCGCTTTTTCCATCCTTACTTTTCGCCGCCTTCAACTTGCCGTTGCGCAGCCAAACTGCTGCTGCATTAGTGTCATAATCTGAGGTATCCCAGTCACGATGTACTTTGCCATCAACAATTTGCAAGCCTTGTAAAGCCGCCTTCCCATCAACCGGCGGAGTCGTCCAGCCATCGCAACTCAACAGAATACGAGACCGACTACCTCCTACATACTCATGCAACTTTTGTAATTTAATTTTTTTTTGACTATCTGGAGTATCCAGCAGTATTTTCTTCACGCAGCCTGGGCGCGGATTGATGATTTCTGTGATATTCCATCTTTTATTACCCTCAGTACGATATCGACAGCGGACAACAGTAGGCTCTTTAGGTTCAATATAATTTTCATCATAATGGCCAAATGATTCATTTACCGGCAGCCAACCCGGTAAATCCGGAATCATTTTTGCCAAACTGTCTTTTTTATAAATCAAGCCATTAACAATGACACATTGCCCATCTTTCATCTCAGTAAGCGATGGGGCGGCAGCTACAAATTCAGAGCGGCCTGAAAATGTTTTAACAAACGTTGTCCCAGTTTTAAAACCGCGTGTGTCAAACATTTTTTTTACATATGTTTCAACAAATTCGCGTGTTGCCAATACCACAGCAGGATCAATTTTTAACGCAACGGCTCCGGTGTTATCCACTTGGATAACCATTCTCACAATCTGCTGACTTGCTGTCCCGCTATTTGCACGCGGCTTGTAGTTGTCAGGCAGATTACCGACAGCAATCAATGTACCATCGGCTGCAAACAAACCCACTTCACGAATTGTGAAATCCCCTTCTTCTTCTGGAATCAGCAATTCTGCAATAATTTGATTTCGGTTGTTTTCATCAATCTGTAACAGGTTGACGTTTGCCCGATAAACTTCGCGCTTAAGCGATACCATATCGGCTGACGGTATGATTGCTTTACCGCCGCCATCCCCCACAGCCATATGCGTTAATCCGACAACCGTACCTAATGCCGTTGCCTTTGCAATACGCGCCGTACCTGCTGAGGTAACAATGGTGTAATACTGTTGATTCATGCTATACCTTTGGATTGATTGTAATAATTTCGACTCGCTGAGCGGCAGCAGAAACCTGACCGGCTGGAGGCATTGAAATAATTGGTTTGATATATGGATAAATGGTGACGATATCGGCGCGCAATGTAGCTGCCGACGTATTCAGACGGCCTCGAGTGATGACACCAACCGTTAAACCGCTGATGTGGCGTGATACAGGCTTTGTTTCCGAAAACAACCGTACCAGCTCTTTAAATTCGACTTCGCCAATGACGGCGTTTTCAGACAGTACTGTGATGCCAAATGTACCCGGCACGCCTTGAGGATTAGCCTGCCACCATTCGGTAATTTTTATTTTCAGACCAAAAATTGATGCAACACGCTCAAGCGCGGAAATCGTGCCTTTGTGCTTATGGTTGTAATACGCGGCGGCAACCACATCGCGCTTCACTTGCTCAGGCCATTCATCTGACCAATAATCCACGCTTCTTGCCCAAGCCAAGTAGGGCAGCAGATGTAAAGGGCAGGTCTGCGGATTCCACAGGTCACGAATAGGATGAGGGATAGGGTAAATTTGTGAGCGCGAGAATTTATGCTCCAGCTCAGTTTTACTTGATGGCTGGGCAGTATTTTGATGGTATTGCCATTTGAAATTACTCATTCCAACCGCCCCAATTCACGGTAATACCTACACAACGGGCTGCCTGAGTGGGCGATACAGCAATATTTGCTACTGGCTGAGCAATGGCAACGTCTTGCACGCCTTCAACGCGCAAAGCCTTGTAAATCATAGAGAGTGATACATCTCGACCGATTAAAAAGTTTTCCTCAACTGCTTTTTTCAAAGCCGCTTCCGCTTCCGTCAAAATCGGCACATAGTCTGGAGTGGCATACATTTTTAGCGTTGCCTCAACTCGATACTCCAGTACCTCTGCGGCTTTAACTTCTACACGATCTGCAACTGGTCGGCGGTTTTTAGCGTTCACCGCCTCTGATACTTTATCCAATACCACTTTCTCAACTGCACCTGTTTCGGCATGGCCTAAAACGGTCACTACAACATGAGCCGGAGATGGACTGACGGCAGACACATCTTTAATCGAACCATCGGCACGACGTGCCAAATTGATATAAGCCGCTTCAGGACCGGCAGTCGATAAAACCTCAAACGCCTCTTGTACGCGGCGGCGTAAGGCTTCATCTGACTCTAAAATCTCTTCTTGAGGAGGATTAACGGTATCGTCAGCAGCTTGTATTACCAAGCGTTCAATGTCGTAGTTTGCCGCAATCTGGTCTAAATCTGACCCTTTGGCATAGGCCAGCATTAAAGACTGAGCCGATTCATTCAACTCCTGTCTAAACAACAGTTCTGCGTACGCACACTCTTCCAAAAGCTTTGTTACCGGCTCAGATTCCAAAGCCAATACCGCGCGCCAATATTCCTGCTCTTCAGATGGATATTCATTGATAAACCGTTCTTTTCGTGCAGCTAAAATCGCCTCATAGTCAAGCTGCTTCACTACTTCAGGAGGGGGGATTTTTGATAAGTCGGTAATCTTTGCCATTTAAATATCTGCAATCTCAAATGTTTCTTTTACACCGCTCGATACAATGACGGTTTCCAGCCATATTTTCAGACGGCCTTCTGCCGCACTTTCTGCATCAAAGCGGACAGCTTCGATTTTTACGCGCGGCTCCCACGCTGCAAGCGCAGAAACAACCGCCTGCTGACAAGCCAGTACAACCGGCGGAATCAGCGGCATATCGATCAAATATGGCAATATCGAGCCGTAGTCTTCGCGCATAATACGGCTGCCAATACGGGTGAATAGGATGTTTTTAATACTCTGCGCAATATGCTCTTTAAGGGACATTCCTTGACCAGTCTCGGCATTTGTCATTTGTTTGGTTTCCCCGTATTACCGCCTGATGTCAGGTCAGGATGATCGTGATCGTCAAGTTGAACGCCATTGCTTACAACCTTGCCTTCGTTGTTAAATTCGCCAATATGATTGAAACTGCCTTCAATAGTTGTGCCGCTGCCACCGCTACCGCTCATACCGCCGCTGTATGTCAGCAACCCATGCACGTGGAGCTGACCTTTTACCGCTGTCATTGGTGTATCAATAGTGACTTGAACAGATGCCTCAACATCTGCCGTCTTGATACCTTCTGCTTTAAGTGCGCCTGATTGATGGTCATATTTTATTTTTGCGCCATCTGGAAATTTAATAACAGTCTCATTAGGGCTTGATGACGGGGACGGGAATGAATCCGATGCGATACCCACCATGACAAACCCATTCTCTGTCTCTCCACTAGGGCTAAATACCACGCCCATTTCTCCGACAGATGGCAAACGCCAGACGGATACACCACCGGCGGCAGGGACAAAATATTGCAACCAATCTGTCGTCAATCCTCCATGCTTCATACGAATACGGTTTTTATTCGGATCGACTTCTGCTACCGTGCCAATTTTGATTAAATTCTCGATTTGGCGTTGTGTCATAAAATTACCTTATCTCCGACACAGCATTTTTCCGCCGCAGCTCTTGTCTTAAATTCGATTCTTCTTTCGCCACAAGGTCCGCTGTCATAGGCAACTAGTACGCGGCGATAATACAGACCACAGAAGAACAATGGGCGGCTTAAAATTTGTACAATTCGTGCTTCCAGCAAAATAAAGTCCTTATATTGATTGAGCCGCCGGCTGGGGACGGCAGACGGCGGCTCGGTGCCGTCTTTCCGGCTGTCAGGAGCTAAATGGCAAAATGGCTTAATCGCGTGGCTATTATTTCTCCATGCGCTTTTCATGTAAATTTGATTGATTCTTTAGTGTGATTTTAAGATTCCAGCGCAAAATAAAAGGCCGACTGATTTCAGACGGCCTTATTTTTTAGTTTAAATTCCTTTTGCTACGGATTTAATAATCTCAGTCTCAATGTAAGATAAATCCGAATCAGACAATCCTACCAATTCACGGCTTGTCAGATTTTTACGGCTGTCACCGTAATGGTGTTCGGCAGCAATTTTCGCAGTAATACCACCCAAAAATCCAATAATTGCTTCATTGGAAGTGTTCTTGCTACGCAGGTATTTCGGGCGCGCCATTTTTTGGTACATTCGCGCCTTTTTGCTGCTGCGCCCTTGAAAATATATATTTTCACGCAGATAACCGCTCAGTTTGCGTGGCTCTCCTTCTTTCCGGCCAATGATTTTTTCTCCCTCCTGCCGAACATATGCCAAAGTTAAATCCCTTTGTTTAAAGTGATTGAACTTTTTACCTTTTAGCAGGGCCTCTCCATTTCTTAAGCCTCGCATTTTCCAACGATCACCCTGTCTTCCTGCCATTGGAGAGCCGTCAGGCTGAATATTTCCACGAACACGGGCAGCGTTTCGTTTGCGGACCTCAATCGATATGGTGCGCAACATGGCACTGCGCTCAGCAGGGCTGAGGTTTTTTATCAGGGCATCAACGCTTTGAATGAAATTATTAAGACCATCTTCCATCTCATCAACCCACCTGTTTATCATTGACCACGCCAAGCGCATCGGCAAAGTCTCCCAATACCATATCGCTATCGTATTGAGGCTCTTTTTTGGTCTTGAAGTTCAGACGGCCTTTTTCATCAAGACGGACAAGAATATTTTCTGTCAGGCGAAGCTGAATCAACACATCCCAAGTATCTGAATCGATTGGCTCAGCTTCAAAAGTGTAGGCTTTATTACCGTTTGTTCCCGGCTCGAGTATATCGGGCTGATTACGCTGTAACCAATAAATTACTGCGATATTAAGCCGTGTCAGCTTATCTTCTGCCAACTCTAAAGCCATAATATTGAGCGTGTAAGAAACGGCATGACTCAACGTGCCACGATTTGGCTTAATCTCACCGCCATCGATATAAATCCGCAAGCGGTCCGGGTGCATCGCTAATTCTGGTAAGGCATCTTGGATCGCCTTACGGAGTGAAACGGGTTTTTCCATACTTTTCAATCTCTTCTTGGCAACTTATACAACATCGGCAACCGCTGACAGCTTGACGGCGCGCCTCTGATATTGGTTCACCGCACTCTTCACATTCATACGCCGACGGAGTAGGGTCAAACTGCTCTTTGTGCTTTAAAAGCCAGTAATCTCGCTGCTTTTGTTCCAATTCGGCAGCTCTATCAAATATATCAGTCATTTCAGGCTTTCTTGGACAGCAGCCAAACTATTGCTGACCCACGCAAGCCGCCAGTGCATCACGATATGCTTTACAGGCATTGTATGCAGCGCGATAGGCAGTAAATCCATGCAACAAATCGGCATTGGTAGTGATTTGACCAACATCCACACGGCATTGTGGCACAGGTGGACATGATGATACTGGGTTGGGCGCAGTAGGTTTTGCACACCCAACCAACAACCATGCAAACATTAAAACGGCAAAAAAGGCTTCTTTCATTTGATGCTCTATTGTTGATTAATTGCTGCGGCCACATCAGCAGGCAGCTCTTGGTTTGCCCACTGAGGATTTTTAGCCACGGCAGCAGAAACTGCGGCAGACTTTACTGCCGCCGCTTGGTTTAGTTTGTCGATTTCGGCTTGTAAGGCTTGGGTACGAGTTCGGCTCTGCTGCGCATCTGCATTTGCCTGATTCAGCTGATTTTGCAGGTTGTCAATTTTGGCGGCACGCGCATGGCTGATTTTGACCTGCATGATGATAACCAACAATTCAATCAAAACTACTGCAACCAAAGCTAAGGTAATTTTAATTTTCATAATGCTTACACGAGCTTTGCAATCGCATCAGCGATAGCGCGGCAAATCGTCCATTTTTTTTGTTTGAATTCGGCAAGGTCTTTATCATTACTGATAAAGAATGGTTCAAATACAATGCCTCCGTTTTGGGCATAGGCAAGGCGGGAATGCTGACCGGCGTTGTCCGGTTTAAATCCTGATTCACCGCGCAAACGCCAGCCTGTAACCGCCGCGACGGCATTACTGATTGCTTGACAGGCAGCTTTATTGCGCGGCAGGCTGAGAGCCTCAATACCTGTGGCCGTTTTATTGGTCGCCGCGTTCGTATGAAACTCGACCGCAATATTAGAGCCACGAATAAGGGTAATGGCTTTTGCCAGTGGCAGATTCCCTTTGCCTTCGCCATCTGTTTTCACCGTCATACCATAATCATTGCGCAGGATATTAGCCACGATATTGCGCATATCTTGCGCCAAATCGGCTTCACGGTCAGACCCGTTGACTGCGCCTGGGTCAGTGTTGCTGTGGCCGGCTGTCAGGCAAATAAGTTTACTCATGCTTTACTCTCTTTTCTTTGCTGGATGAATTTTATTGATGTTGCCACCTGCCCAAACTACTGCGCCGGTATGCAGGGCAAGCCCAAATATAAGCAGCCAAATAGCCAGCCACTTCAAGCCAAAAGCGGCACAGAATGCGAGTGAGCCAAGCCATACAAAAGTAATATAGGCAATCGCCGATGATAATGGCTTGTGTGTTTTCCCACGGGTATCAAACATAATGATTCTGGCGGCGGCTGTGGCCGCCAAAACAATAACGGCAGTTGTCTGTACTTTATCCATCCTTACTCCTTTCTAGGCCATCCGTTGACAATGGTCATCAGCTTTTGCAGCACCAGTACAAGCAGGGCAGAAGATAATGCGGCAGACGTAAATGAGTTGATATGAAGCCAATCACCGGGGATTACCCAGTTCAAAACTTCTTCCGCTGAGTCATAGCCAAAAATACCGCCGCAAAATGAGACGGCAAACAGCCATGCTTTCGAAATTGACCCATATGTTTTTTGGCTCAGAACAAATAGACTTGCACCAATTAATGCCCCAAATGCAACTGAGGCGTGGACGTGATAACTGCCAATAACAATCACGGCGGCGTTGATGGCAGTGGTGGTTTTATCGGATTGCATGACGTTTTTTTAATCCCATAGGTTTATTGTTTTGATAACAGCAACTGCGGCAGTGTCTACGGCAGGCATCACAATTTTTAATCCGGCCGGTAGGAGTAGGGGATATAGATTTAAATCAGGATTTGCCGCCAGCACATCTACAATGTATTTTGAACTGCCATAAAATGCGGCAGTAATACCGGCGGCAGTATCCCCTTCTTTAGTAATAATCGTGTTGATTTTTGCCATTTTTATAGCCTTAAATCAGCTCAGAATCACAGCGGCTTTTACCCATCAATGATGCAACAGCAAAATGCGCTTCGCGGCGATAGTCTTCGGCCTGACTTTGTTTTGCTTCTGCACGCTCTCCACTCTTGCCGGTTGCTTCGGCATCTGCCCACGTTTCAAGCAGGATCGCCTTTGTGTAGCAATAGACGGCGCGCCGGTAATAAGAGACACGGACGGATTCGCCATTGATATAGTCTTCAGGATCGTCCAACTCATGTAGTGAGCTGATACTGTTTTGCTGCGCCTGTTTTTTCCAAGTTCGCAACTGTCCATTCACATGGGCAACACTATCAATTGCAGCGTGATACAGTCGGCTTGAACTGACATTGGTATCAATGCGCATAACATTGCGCAAATCTGATAAATCAATACGCGGCCAAAATGTCCCGCTAATGATTTCTGATTGCCCGTACTCTTGACGGCCTTGTTCATCGCTATCGGCAAAAACTAATGACATTTGATACTTTTAAGAAAAGGAAAACGGCCTTTCCGTTTGCCGCAGGCTGACAATTAGCGCAATGCGTTTACATGACAGACAGGACAGCGGCGGCCGTTCCCGTGAGGGGAGAGGTTACTTGCTTTCGATGTTCAGTTGCTTTTTGAGGGACTCAATGCGTTTCTTCACACCGACATTACTGAAATATTCAATGGCTTTTTCGTACAAATCCAATGCACGAGCCGGATCAGTGTCTTCGGCGCGCTCACCGCAGGCTTTCAAGAACTTGGCACGGATTGGATCCATGACGTTGAGTTCGTGTAAGCCTGTTTCATGGTCAACCGCAACCAGCTTATTAATGAGGCGTGTTTCAGCTTCTACTGACAATTCAGCACCGGATGCGAGCTGTTCGGCGATTTCTTCAAACATCAAGTCTTTTAAATCGCGTTGATATTGGTCTGAGACAATCATGTTCTGCTCAATGGCAAATTCCGCCAATGGCACGGCGGTTTCGATTTCGCCGATATCAATCAACCACAATAATGCGGTAGTGAAAACGTTATCTGTCGGTTGCGCTTTACCGCTCTCATGTACCTCATTTAACCAATCGCGGTACTTATCAATCATTTGACGTTTTGCTGAGATTTTGTCGGCAATGCCTTTAATACCTGATAATGTTCGGCGATCTTGTGCGAGCTGATACTGCAAACGTTGGTATGGTTCGGCTGCGGATAAATCGATATCGGCATTTTTTGCCGCCAAAACAGCTTGTTTATGAGCACGAGCTGGTGAGGTCATTTTTTCTTCTCCAATTAATGCCGTCTGAAATTACTTCTCCACTGTTTCACAGACTGGTTACCACTTTCATTTCAGACGGCATTTATTACTTACTCGGCAATCTTGATATTTTCAATCAATGCGGCCGCGCCAAACTCTTCAACAACGTAGTCGATGTTTTCTGATTGGTAGTCGGATACACGATCAAAGCGCGGCTCGTTAATCAACTCGCGGCGATGACCTGTTTTGTGGAAATAAATCGACAAATTCGACAATGGCGTGATGAGCATTGTGTTTTTCGGGAAATACGGCACCGCGATGGCAGTGAGGCCGCCAACGCGTTTGGCCGCCGTAATGGCATGAGCAGCAACTTGCTCGGTTGCTTTTTGGCCTGCTTCATTGGTTACTGCAAAGTATTTATCGCCCAGCAATGTGCGATGGCAAATTACGACCATATCCGGCAGTTCGGCAAATTCATCATCAATCAACTCATTGCAGGCATCAACTACAATGGCATCGAGATTTTTGTATTTAGCCGAAGGGCCAACATCTACTGCTTGACTGCTTGAACCCATCACGTTTTCAGGCGCACCTTCACGCAACTGTTGCAGCCAGCCTTTTTTGATGTCTTGCAACAGGGGATTTTGGCTGGCATCCGAATCCTGTGATGATTTAATGCCGTTGAAGCCAATGGTAATCAAACTCAGGGCTTTTGATTTGACAATTTGGCTGTTTACCAGCTCGATGTAGTTTGAATGGGCTGACCACTGGTCCATATCATCGTATGTAATCATTGTGTCAAAGTTGACTTTTTCACACAGATACTTACGACCGGTTTTGGTATGCACGGATTTCGGCTTGCGCGCTTTGCTTTCGCCTGTTGGGTCCGTCTGAGTACGGCTTGCGTTCAAGCCTGCGCCAATACCTACGATTTCACCGGCGATTTCTGGCTTTTGGACCATATTAATTTTTTGCAAAAATGCGGAGCTTTGGCGAACTTTTTCGCGCATTTTTTGCGATACCGACGGGGTAACGTTGAATTGATCGGCTGTATTTTGTACGCCATTTGCTGCGGCGACCGCGTTGATGTATTGACTGATGTATTTATGCATTTTTCACCCTTAAAATTCTGATACTGGCTTGGTTGCACCACCCAAATGAGGTGCCTGGGCATTTACCGGCGTAACTTCAACTTGTGCTTTGAACTTTTCAAAATCTTCTTTCAGTGCGGCAAATGCAGCGGCAGATTTTTCGTTGTCGTCAACCAGCTGGGCCACCACTTTTGCGGCTTGCTCCAACTCTTGACGCAAGGCTGAATACTCTTGTTTTTCTTCAGGCTTGCCTTTCGCATCTTCAGTTACTTTCGGCTCTTGACCTTCTTCATTTTTTGGAGCGGCAGGCTTGGTAAACATGGCGGCGTGCAATTTGCCCCAGATTGTTTGTTTTTCTGACATTTTTTCTTCCATTTCGGTGTAATTTGACAGGATTTCTTGCTGGTCAGCCGCAACGGTAAATTTAAGCATTGATGTACCTAAAGATGCCGGGCTATCGGTCAACGCCAAGCCGATCAGATATGTTTTGCCTGTGTTGGCGAAATTTTTCTGCAATTCCATTGATGTAAAGACTTTTTCTCGGTCTTTCATCATTTGCTGGGTTTTTGCAGTCGGATCAAGACGGGCATAGAGTTTTGTTACGCTGTTTTCTGTCTCGGCTTTTAATTCAATCACCGAACCTAAGCCACCAAGTTCTGATTTAGGGAAAAATGGTCGGTAATGCTCGACATTTAAAACTGCGGTGTAGGTATTCGGGTCGTATGATTCGGCAGCTTGTACCAAATCGTCAGATGCGATTTCACGGCCATCAACCGTAGGTCCGCTTTGGCCGATACAAAACCATTTATCTTTAATATTCATAATTAATGACTTCTTTGGCGAAACCGTTACTAAAGTCTTTATTTTGCCCCAAGACTAATCCTTGACAATCTGCTTTCCGCCTTAGTGCGTTTTTAAGGTTTGTAGAGCAATGTTCTCTTTTTCAGACGGCCTGAAAATACGCTTGTGTTTACTAATTGCTTAAATAAATGGAAAAAAGAAATCAGGTGGAAATTGCGGCGAATATTGACCCTCGGACTGTTGCACGCAGTTTGTATTGGCAGGGCTGGCGCATCTCTGCCATTGGTCGACATCTAGGGATTAAGCCGGCGACTGTGCATAGTTGGAAGCAAAGAGAGAACTGGGATGGCGGCACGCCTATGCAACGGGTAGCTGCTTCAGTTGAAGCTCGACTGATACAGCTGATTCATTTACCCAAGAAATCAGACGGCGACTATAAGGAGATTCGCCAGCTTTCGGGATTGATTCAAGGCCCTGCATCTAAGCAATCTGATTCAGATAGCCGCAGTGAGAAGAAGTTTGCTGAGGGCTTGGTTGAAAATGTTCCGACTATCGATAATCCACCGCGCGAACGAAGCCCTCGCGGACGTGATGCGAAGGATGTACGGACGGAGAAGCCGCATAAGAATTTTTTACACCCTGAGCAAATCCGGAGAATGGCTGAGATTTTTTTTGAGCAAAGTTTTGGTTATCAAAAATACTGGCATCAGCAATATCAAAATCAACGTTTCAGGAATATTTTGAAAAGCCGCCAAATCGGGGCGACTTTTTATTTTGCGCGTGAGGCGTTTTTAAATTCTCTCAAGACAGGCATTAATTCGATTTTCTTGTCAGCCTCTCGCGCTCAGGCTTATCAATTCCGACAGTATATTTTCAACCTTGCGGCAATGGTCGATGCTGAATTGAAAGGCGGTGATTCAGTTCAATTACACAATGGGGCAGAGCTGTATTTTTTAGGGACCAACAGCCGCACAGCGCAGGGGCGAAACGGTAATTTGTATGTGGATGAATACTTTTGGATCCCTGATTTTCAGAAGCTGCAAACATTGGCTGAGCCAATGGCATCGCAAAAACACTTGAAAACGACTTTTTTCAGCACGCCGTCTAGTGAGGCTCATCCTGCGTATGGTTTTTGGAGTGGGACAGACTACAACGATGGGCGACCACGCTCGGAGCATATTGCGCTAGATTTGAGCCATTCGGCTTTAAAAAAAGGGCGATTGGATGCCGATGCGCAGTGGCGGCAGATTGTAACTATCCATGATGCGCTTGAGTCAGGATGTAATTTGTTTGATTTGGATTATTTGCGCCGGCGCAATTCGCCCGATAAATTCGCGCAGTTGTTCGAATGTCAATTTATGCCTGATGGTGATTCTGTTTTTACTTTTGCTGAATTGCAAAAATGCGGGGTTGACTCATGGGACACTTGGGCGGATTGGTATAAAGATTTCTCTGCCCGGCCTTGCGGCAATGCTCCTGTTTGGATTGGATACGACCCTTCTTACACTGGTGATGCTGCCGGTTTAATTGTGGCAACTGCACCAACTCATAATCGGGATAAGTTTTGTATTGTGCAAAAAAATCTTTTACAAGGGGCGGACTTTGAGAGCCAAGCAGCCTTTATACGCAAACTCCTTGATGTTTATAACGTGCAGAAGATTGTTATTGATACTAATGGCATTGGCGTTGCGGTTGCCGATTTGGTTAAGAAGTTTTTTCCATCCACGGTATGTATGACTTACACGCCCGACATCAAAGGCTTGATGGTACTTAAGATGCAGAATCTTATTAAAAATGGCAGGGTTGAGTGGGATAGTGGCGACCTTGATATTCAGATGGCTTTCCTTTCCGTACGCCGTACTTCAACCAAAAGCGGTAAATATACGACTTATGAATCCGTCCGAAGTAAAGATGCCAGCCACGGCGACCTTGCCTGGGCAGCAATGATGTTGTTTTTCCAAGAACCTTTAGACGGCACTGTAAGTGGTCGTGTTGAGATTGATAGTTGAGGATTTAGTAATGAGTGAAAAAAATCAGTTTGATGTTGAGGTTTTCAAATGGGGCGATGATGATCGTCTCACTTGGTTGGCGGACTTATGGGAATGTGTGGACAATGGTCAATACTATGAGCCTCCTGTTAATTTGTCGGATTTGGCTGGACTGATGCGCACCGGCATTCATCATGCGAGTGCGCTTCAATGCAAGCTTAATGTTTTGGCAGCTACGTTTATTCCATCAAAATGGTTAAGCCGTGGGGAGTTTAAAAAGCTGGCATTCGGTTTCTTGGTATTGGGTAATGGTTATTTACAAGTAGAACGAAATCGGCTTGGGCAACCTCTTACGTTGAAAAACCGTCTTGGCTTATATATGCGTAGAGCTTCGAAGAAAGATGGCTACTTCTATCTTCGCCATCATCTTGCTACCGATGCTGATTTTATTCCGGCAACTGATATTGTTCATCTAATGCAGCCCGATTTATCCCAAGAGGTTTATGGCATTCCCGATTATCTTGCCGGGATGAGTTCGGCTGAACTTAATAAGTCGGCTACAACCTTTAGACGGCGATACTACGATAATGGCAGCCATGCCGGTTTTATTGTTTACGCTACTGACAACAATTTAAATCAGACAGATTGGGACCAACTCAAAAACCAGTTTAAAGCCGCACAACGTGAAGGCAATTTTAAAAATGTTTTCCTGCGTTCGCCCAGTGGTTCTCCGGATGGTATCAAGCTGATACCAATATCAGAAGTTGCCGCGAAAGATGAGTTCATCAATATCAAGAATACAACCGCCCAAGATATGCTCACTATTCACCGCGTTCCTCCAGCCCTGATGGGTGTTGTCCCTCAAGCTGCCGGTGGCCTCGGTGATGCTCGTACAGCGGCTGAGGTATTCGCGGCAAATGAGATCGCGCCGATTCAGACAGCTTTCCTTGAGGCAAATGACCAACTTGGGGCAGAGGTATTCAAGTTTAAACCGTACTCCTTGACCGTTGCTGCTTAAAACACTGCCTAAAATACTACCTAAAACAGAAAATCTACCTGAAAAAAATCAGGTGGATTTTTTTACATCCTCCGCCGCTGTATCGGAGCTTCCGCGCTCCCCCTCCACGCCTGCGATGCTCGCTCGTGTGCGTTTTTTTATGCAAAGTATGATTAAGCTCTAACCCTTATATTTACAGGGCCTTTGCTATAATTCCTGTATTGGCTTTTTTATGCGTTTTTATGCAAAAATACGCATTTTTATGCTTGATTATGCACACTTAAAAAGGCCGTCTGAAAATTCAAGTTCAGACGGCCTTTTCTCATTTACTTAATCTGTATTTTTTACGCAAATTCATCACATCATTTCCCCAAAGCTCTAAAGCCTCACGTCTCTCATCTATAAGTTCTGAGCGGTCATATGCGCGTTCAGTTTTGTCTGCAATACCATGTGACAATAACAGCTCACCGACATCACGCCTTATCTTGTGAACCTCTCTCAAATATGTTCTTGCAAGACTTCTTAAACCATGAGCAGTTGTATTCAATTCCATTTTCCTACGTAATTTCAGCCGTACCGTTTCACGATCAAGATGCTTGTTATATCCAGCACCCTCAAACAGATAAATACCATTTACATTAAGCTTCATTGCTTCACGATAAATCTGCAGCAACGCACTGGATAATGGGACAATGTGCGGTCTTGTTTTCATTCGTTCAATTGGAATCTCCCATATCGCACTCGATAAATCCAACTCTGCAAGCATAGTACCAACAGCTTCTGACGGCCTAGTCATACTTAGAAGCTGCCAATATATTAGTAACCTTGCACGCTCGCCAATTCCATTAGTTGTTTCTATTTTTTCAATCAATAACGGTAAATCTTTAGGGGATAGGGCGGCAAAATGTCGCTCTTGAGGTCTGTCAAAAACCTGTTTCCCGATAACAGCAACAGGATTACTTTCAATAACTCCGCTTGCAACATAATAATCAAACATTAAATTCAAACTACCTTTTACCCGGCGTAAATACTCAAGCACGCCGCGCTGCTCCATCTTCCGTAGCACATCCACAATTTCCGCAGTCTTTATAGTTCGAATGTCACGACCTTTAAAAACGGGGACAATGTTCAATTCCAAAGCCGATAAAACGTTTTTAGCGTACCGCTCAGATTTTCCCTTGCCAACTTTTCCGCCACCGCGCGCCCATCTTTCAAACCACTCGACCAAGCAATTTTCAAACCGATACCTAGCCGATACATCATCAGATAATATTTTAGGATTTTTCCCCTCGCGGATTTTCTGCAAAATTTCTTCACGCCATGCTTTTGCATCTGCAAGGCCATATTCAGGATACAAGCCTAACGTTAAAGTATCAGACTTGCCGTCATATCTACATTGCATTCGCCATGATTTCCGCCCCGATGGCAATACCCAAAGAGCAAGCCCACCCCCGTCAGGTAACTTATAAATTTTATCTTTCGCCTTTGCTGCCTTAACTTGAGCCAGCGTTAATGGTGTTACGATTTTCGGCAT